AGGTCCAGCTGTTACTGTCATGCCTCCCGAAGTTTCTGTTACAGTTGGTGTAGCTCCTAAAACGAAACTATAACTGTCGTCATTTATTTTAGTTATACTATATCCTGGTGCATTTTCAAACACTGTATATGCAACTCCTCCTGGAGATCCATTTACATTTCTAAAAACCACTGTGTCTGATGTGCTTCTTCCATGAGAGGGTTCAGTTACAGTCACTGTTGTTGATCCGGACGTTAAAGAAAAAGGATTGCCTGGTAACATACTTTGTGTAGCAGGTTCTGTTCTAGCCGGTCTTGCATTATCTAAACCTTGTGGGTCTCCAGTAAATCTTGTTGGTTGTAATTGTGGTTGTTTAGCCTCAAACTCTGAAACATGCACCAAGGAGCCATTCCATTCTTTTACCATTTCATTATATGGAAATGCCATTCCTGATCTATCTGATATTGCTTGTGAGTATTTTCCTCTAGATAATTTAGACATTTGGATAATAAGTTTTAGGTGTAATGTATGAACTTGAAGAAGAACCATCTTCTTGTAAAGCTCTGTTTAATTCGTCTTCATAAAGCATTTTTAACATTTGAATTCTTTCCGGAGCAAACTTAATAGCTAAATAATAAGCAAGTCCTGCAATCATACAAGGTACAAATCTGTATGGTACATCTGCATCGTTAGTGTATGCACCTGCATCTTGTATTCTTTTTACATAATAAAAGTTTATAAACTTACCAGCTTCACTGGTTCCAGGTGTTAAATATAATGTAATTGTAACTTTATCTATAAATCTTTGAACAAAGTATTGTGTAGGTTGACCTGTGGATGTTTTATTTGATAACGCTTGATAAGCTGATCTATTAATTTTTGTTAAAGGTGTATCGACATTTGAAGCATTTCTGAAAGAAGCTTCTAATATATCATCTACTCCATATATTGCTGTTGCATCTGATGTACCATCAGATGTTGATCTGAACATTGTATAAGTTGCTTTGTTAGCAACTAAAGTTAATGAATTATTTCCAACTTCCCAATAATGAAGACCACGATTAGCCCATTCTTGAAATAAAATATTTAATGAACGTCTGGCACCTTTTAACTGATAACCAGATACACCTTGCATACCTATTCTCTCATATGCCTCTTCAACAATATCAGAAATAGAAAAACCTTTTTCAAATGTAGTTGTACCAGAGGTAGTGTTAGCCATTTAACCTCCTACTTATCTAGCAATATAGTCGCTTCAACGTTTGCACCAATTGCAGATACTGTCATGCCATTTTCAAAAACAACTCCATCTTCTGGAATGTTGAAAGCAAAAACATCACCTGCTGGGCAAGCTGTTTGAAATATAGTTACACTGTTTGATTGTAAAGTAATTGATTGAGTATCAGTAGCGTGATCATTTTCTAAAATAATTCCTCTTAATCTAGTTCTACCTGCAAATACTGAACCTGTTCCTGTAACTCTGACTGCTTTTACGTCACCCTTCATAATTTTCTCCTTAAAATTTATGTGGGGCCGAAGCCCCACAATAAATTATTTATTACGCTTCTTTTTCAAATACACCTTGTACATCAACAATCGTCCAATGAGCTGTTGAGTTTAAAGATGCACATACTATGTAGTCACCAACTTTTGATGTACCTTTTGTATTAATAATATCTTTGTTATCTGTCAAAGATCCGGCATACAAAATACCATCATTAGCATTTGGACTAATAGTTAAAGCATTAGTTCCATCAGCACCTGTATTTACAAAAGTAAATACTCTTCCAACAGAAATTGCAGGTAAAGTAAATACTACACCATCAGTTGATGATGTGAAAGTTTTACCAGAGTCTGCATTCTGCACTGTGTAGTTAGCTTCTTTTTTCTCTAGATTGAATCCAGTTACACCTGCTTCGTTAAATTTACCTTGCAGTACTGGTCCTCTAAACAATGTTTGTGCCATAATTATATCCTCCTAGTTTCCGAATACTGTCTCTAGGCCGTCGACTATACTCGTCAGTATTCTAATTAATTGTATAGTGACAAAACTATATAC